ATTTTGGACAAGACTAATTGCATCACCACCATTACCTGAAGAAAAATCTTTAAACTTATAAATATTATTTCTGTCAATATAAATACACATAGAAGGTGTTTTCTCCCGTGTATTAAATACAGACTTTATTTTAATATCCTGACCTGTAAGTTTTTCAGTAAGGTTTAGATAGTGTTCAAATACCCACTCTCTTGGGACATCAGCTAAATCATATATTAAATTCTTTGTAGAAATCATAGCAACCCAATTTAAATGTATAAGGGGAGCTAGATTAACTCCCCTGTATACAAGAGCTGTTAATCTAAACTGAAATCAGAAGAACCCCTAGATGGTGCTGAGAATTCATCATCATCACCAAAGTTTTCTACTGGCTTTACTTCAAGTTTTTTAAGATGTTTAGTTTCATCATACTGAAGTACTTTATCTGCACTCATTTCAGCATAAGCATATTTATTATTTTCTGCTTTTGGTAACCACATGTCATAGGCAGTATAACCAGACTTGTTTTCATATTCCTTACCAGCAATACAGAAATCTAAATACTTATCTTTAAGTGGAGCATTATCACTAAAGTTTCTTACAAATTCTTCAATAGTATTAAACTTATTATCCTGCTCCTCAAACCATTTCATAATACCCGTTGCCTTAGATAAGTTAGCCAAGAACATCATTAGAGATCTATCTCTCTGAATTTTAATTCCAGACTTAGTTACACCATCAGCAAATGCATATTGACTAGCTTTTACCCTACCAATTTGTCCAGCATATCTACCTTTGCTTTCATCATCTTTGTCAATATAAAAGCCTTCAAACCCCTCAATTGGTTCTGTTTCAACATTAAGTATTAAATGCTTGGCACCATCAATAAATTGAAAGTTCTCCAATACAATACTATTAATTTTTAGTGTGTGGTTTCCTGGTGCAATTGTTTTTGCCATTCCACCACCCGTGTTTTCACTTACTAGATCTTTTGTGCTTAATCCCATTTTGTTATTATTTATTATTTATATACTTTATCCCAGTGAGTTATTATCTCACCATCTTTCATCTCAGAAACTACTATCTCTTCATTTCTTAAGTGCTCAGGTCTTGCACCACAAGTAACTTCTTCATTAGTTTTAAAGCTAATAATAGTTTCATTACCCTTTCTGTACATATAACCTATTGCATCTGCATTAGCGCAGATTAGAGATTTTATCTTACCCGTCAAATCTATATTTGCAGATAATACCATCTCACCTTTATCATCTACCTGCTTGTCTTTAATGTGACCAGATAGAATAATATGGGGTGCTAATGTATCAATAAAATCTAAAACCTGAAAGAATGCTTGTCTAATATATAGATAGCCAGCACCATTTGGTAAGGTTAGAATACTGTCTCCAGAATAATTCTTACCCATTGGTGTCTTTTGGTAAAGGTTAATTGCAAGTGGCATAACCATGTCCTCCAAAGCAGTTACAGTATCAATTGTAACATACTTGTACGGATAGTTAGCTTCTTTAATTGCTTTACCAACTTCTTTCAATTCCTGCAGATTATTTGCCTTGACTTTTAGGGCTTCTACATAGTCCGCACCATTTTCTAAGTCAATAATCAAATTATCATCAAGACCTGCAAATGCAGTTGTCTTACCAGTTTTAGGCTTAGAATAGACAATCAATCTTTTGGGATTAACTCTATCAGCTTTTACTTTCTTTGTTGGAAGTACTATACTCATATTATTTTTCTTTTAATGCTTCTGCAAGTTTTTGAAATCCACTTGCAATTTCTAATAAAATAGAACTTACCTCATTACTTTCCTGCTTTATTTTGGGAAGGAATTCCTGCTCAAAGTCTGGAAAAACACTGAGTTTAGTTTGTTTCTTTGGTTCTTCAAGCCTATACTTATCATACTGATTGTATGGCATTTCACTCCCATCTCTAGTAACATAAACTAACTCAGAAGCAGGTATAACATATGTGATATATTCCTCACCTCTTGAGCTTGTACCCGTTTTAGTTTCATATTCTTCACTAAAATAAGGATTATATCTGTACTTAAATAGTGGTCTTTCTTCATACATTGGTACCATATCTATCTCTACTCCACTTGGATCTCTGAGAAAGTCTACTAGTTCAATATAAATATCAGAACCCCTACTAAGTTCATTCTCAAACAGCTGTATGTTCCTACCAACTTTACCCTTGCTAAAGAATGCAGTTTTAACAGTAAACTGATAAGCTGTTTTTAGATTTTGTAAGTAATCAAGGTGATGTTCCATCATCTCTTTTTCTTTTTCTCTTCTTGTATACATATTTTTAGTTTAAATTATGATGCTGTTGGTGGCGGGTCTACTTCTACTATCCTCATAATAACTCTATCAAGTTTAAAGAATGTCATTCCCATAAAACCATTTCTGGATTTAAGTATATGAAATACTAATAGATCTGGATTGTTTATAATATATCTCTCCGGACCATAAAACTTAATCTTTCTATTATAAGGGCGGTTTATTCCCAGAACAACATCAGCATGTTGTAATAAAGCATCAGAACCATATAAATCAGAATCCAGAATATAGTTTCCATAAGTACCATCCTTTGCTCTCTCAGGTGTTTCAACATTTCTGTTGAGCTGACTTAACACTAAGAATGCCACAGGAAACTTCTTCTTCATTTCTGTAAGAGCCTCACCTAGACCATATAACATCTCAAACTTATCTTTATACTTTCCACCAGTTTTAAATAAAGCTGAGTGATCTATAGTGACCAAAGTATTTGTAAATCCCTCATCTGTTTTATTTTCTAACATATAAGCATGAATGGTAGCACACATCTCTTCCACTGTACATGGATCATACACTACATCTACCATATCATAACTTGCAGTATCTTCATAAAACTGCACACACTTCTGGAAAATACCTTTGTCAATAGGCTTACCCTTACTCATCAGAGTATTGTAATCAGAACCAACATTCATAGACAATTTTCTGATACCATTTGTTTCATCCAACATCTCAAACTGAAACTTTAATACTCTAAACTTTTGGTCAGGATTCATCTTTATGACATCATTAACCAATTGTTCCATAAATAAAGTCTTACCAGTACCAGGCCTAGCACCAACAACTGTGATAGTCCTCCACTCCAACCCATCACAAAAAGCATCATTAAAATTTACCCAAGCTGTCTTCAATGATTTTAATTCACCATTGTGTCTAGCTTTTATTTTATAGAGAGCCTTTTTAAGAGCATCTCTTTCACTCACGGGCTTTAGTGCCCTAGCATTATTATACATATGTTTACAGATTATGCTCTAAATTCACTATCTCCATCATCTATATAATGCTTTAGTTGCTCATATAGCCAATGAAAAACTGTGATAAGTACCTCAATCACAATATACTGTGTGACACTTACTTCTACTACAAATCTATTGATAATTAGATATAATAAAATACTACCAATTAAACCAATAAATAGCTTATGTATGTTTACTACAATCAAAATAATCTCTCTTTAATAAATATTATCTCATCATCTGGTTTATTTAAAATCATCTCACAATAATCAGCCAAGTCTGAGTCCCATGTTTTATCACTGCTTTGTTTTCTAATAAAATATTGAGATGTCCTCATGTATTGATAACTAATCTCTCTGTATTCCAAAACATATTTCTTTGCTGCCAATAAAACTGTATCCCAACTGTAATCATAAGTTTCAAAGAACCATCTAAATGCATTTTCTAAATTCTTTGGATTAGATCTTGCATACTTACCACTGGCAAGTTTTATACTTGGAAATGTTTCTGAATATTTCTTCACATTGTCCTCAAAGTTATCTCCCAGTAAAGTTTTAGATGTTTTCTTCTTTGACTTTTTAAAGTATCCGTCAATCTCAGTAGTAAAGATAATACTTTTATCTGTTAATGTCAAGTCCTCATTCAACCAACCATCAGAAATTAATCTATTAACCTCAAGCTCCTTACTTACATAAGAGCATGGTATCATACTGCTCTTTATACAATGTAATATATAGTAACTATTTGGCGTTATACCCTCGCCAATAAATCTTAAAAATATATCTTCCATACTACCAACTAATTATAAATCCAGTTCTCTCTGCAACAGCATATTGTGCCTTTAAGAATGCATTATCTGAATTCCATTCTTTTTGTTTGTTATATGCTGCACTTGCCGGATGACTTGTAAATATCTTGTGATTATTATCACCAACAAAGTCTGCCCATTCTTGAGCTTTCTTTCCCATGTAAAGATACACAAGATCTTTTTTATTGTGATCCAGATAGTCAAATAAATATGAAACAAATCCTTTCCAGATATCATAGTGCTGACCAATCTTCTCAACTTGAGTTGTCAAAGATGTATTAAGCATCAGAACTCCTTGGTTAGACCATCTTCTCAAGTCAACATCAGTACAAAGAGTTGTGCCACCATAAATAGTCTTATTGATTTCATTAAACATGTATCTTAAACTGGGCTGTAAAACTCCTGTATTACTACAACTAAATGCAATACCATCAGCAACTCCAAATTGTGGATATGGATCTTGACCAACTATTACTAGTTTTAATTCATTATAGGGACACTCTAAAAATGCATTAAATGCATCTTTTAGTGGCGGTGTAAATCTTTTGTTTGCATTACTTAAGTCATATAAACTTGTAAGTATGTTTTCAAATTCAATACTAAATATATAAGGTTTAAGAACCTTACCCCAACCACTTGGTTCCAACATCTCAAATATTTTTTGTTTATACTCTTCTATTATCATTATTTATTATATTTGTTAAAACAATTTAGCATGCCAGTAAAAGTAAAAGAAATAAAAGATAATGCACTAATTGATATTAAGGTCAATAAGAACTTCTATCTAATGTCCAAAGATGCATTATATACAATCTTCAAGCACCTTATTGATGGTAAGAGTCAAGAAGAAAGTGTACAACACATTTTAACTAAACAATATCAAGAGCTCGGTGACTTTGAAAGAGCATTTTATACAATTACACTTTTACTATCTGAAATAGAAAAACAAGTTCAAGAGAATCCTAATCTATATGACGAGAAGGAAGTTCTAGAACCTGATGATCCAGGTTATGTAGAACCTAAGCAAGGTTAATATTTAAATCTCTACCAAGTTCAATAGCAGATTCTATTGCCATTGCTAATTCATCTTTACTACAGTCTTTAAAAGACTTACAATATTCTGCACCACCTCCATCATAGCAGAGGCCAGAATGTTTTTTAACTATAAATTTCATCTCTTCAAATGTATAGCCAGATTCCTTGGCTAATTCTCTAATACAGGCATGTACCTTAGCTAATTGTGCTAAACTACCTGTATCTGAAGTCAGTCCCATAAAGACTTCAACCTCCTGACCTTCTTGAAGTTTATCAAGAAACAATTGATAAGAAATCTTTGTGCTTTCATTAATATACACTAACTTACCATTCTTTTTAATAAGTTTGAAGCTAAACATATCGTATATTTTTATTATATTATTATGTACTCATGAGTAAAAATCTAAAAAACAGCTTTAAAGAGAATACTAAAATTGTTTTAGAATATCTTGAAAAATTTCCCAATTCTCCTAGTAAAACTATATCACGTAAAATCTATGATGAAAATGCAGGATTCTTTACTGATCTTGAACAAGTTTATCTCAGAGTAAGATACTACAGAGGTCAAATGGGGAGTAATAATAGAAAAGCATTAAGAACCAAAGAATTTAAACAAGAACTTAAAGTTAAAGTTATGAATAATTTTGTATCACTACCATCTTCTCTTACACAAAAAAGGGGAACATTTACATTTCCTACAGGCTGTAAGAAGCTAGGTGTAATTGGTGATCTACATATTCCCTATCATGATGAAGATGCAATAGAAACTGCATGTGACAAAATGGAAGCAGAAGGTGTAGATAGCATTCTAATCAATGGAGATCTACTTGACTTCTATCAGCTTTCTTTTCATGAGAAAGATCCTAGAAAGGTTCATTTTAAAAATGAAATAGAAGCAGGTAAGCAGTTCTTTGAGTACATGCGCTCAAGATTCCCAGGCATTCCTATTTACTTTATACCTGGTAATCATGAAAACAGGTTTGAAAGGTATCTTAGAATAAAAGCATCTGAGTTACTTGACATGGATGAATTCAGATTGGATGTAATCTTACATGTAGCAGAATATAAAATAGAATATATCCCATTTAGAACTAAAGTAATTTTTGGAGATTTTCTTATAGAACATGGTGATAAGATTCCTGGAGCTGGTGGTGTTGTACCAGCTAGAACTGCTTTAATGAGGCTTAAAACCAATTGTATTATTAATCACTTTCACAAAAGTTCTCAAAGCTCACAAAGAGTTTATGGAACTGGTGAATCTACAACTATCCGTGCTTATAGCCTTGGATGTCTATGTGAACTAGCACCAGATTACATGGAAATAAATGAATGGAACCATGGGTTTGCCATTCTAACAAAAATTGATAATTTAGTGTCTGTAAATAATTACAAAATAGAAGGCAACACAATTATCTAATGTTTCTACCAATAGTACTAAAAGACAAAGACGGAGAGTATATTGAACATCTCAATATAACACACATTACTAGAACTTCATTTGTTAATGTAATGAATCCTGATGCAGGTACTAGAATCCATTTAAGAACAGGAGAGGTTCTAACAACTCCCGTCCCTATGGATATAGTCCAAACTGAAATAGATGATTGTTATAAATCTGCTGCTGCTATGATCATGTTTAACATACTTGCAGAGAAAGCACAACTTACTAAACTTAGTGGAGATGTTGACCTAGATAACCCTGGGCAGCGGCAACCTCTTTCAGATGAAGAATAGAATCTTTTGTTATCTCATCTCCATTTATCCAATCAAAGTTGTATACACACCAGCCATCCTGACTCTCATCATTACCAGATGATATTAGGCTGAGTCCTGGTAATAAGTCTAATACATAGTAATAATAGTCATAACCATTTTGACTCTCACTATCTGAGACTTCTACTCTATCAAAGCCTAAGTTAATTAATTCTTGTTCTGTCATTTTTCTGCCATTGTTTGTAAAAACACAGTATGATTCAATACATCAAATGCATATGTGTACTCTAGTTCAGCATATGCTTTGTTTTCTTTTGAATATATTCCATGTTCTTTAATTCTTAAATTCCTAAGATTCTCTATAGTTAATGTAACCATAGTAAGATTATCTTTATCCTCTGACTTCATCATTTCCACTACATTTTGTACCTCTGTTGTTGTAATATAATTATACTTCTTTAACAACATTAACTCAGCCATATATACAAAAGGCCGGAACTCATCTTTCTTAGTTCCCTTATGATACATATACCATAGATAGTTTAGATTACCATCTACACCATCTGTTATATTATAATGTTCTTCAGCAATTGCTGCAACTAGTTTTTTAATTTCTTGTGCTTCCATTCTAAAATATATATCTAATAGTGTTCCAGGGAATAATGGCATCATGTAACTCTGTAAATTGTTTAATGTAATGTGATTTACATCCCTGTGCATACCTAATGTT